CATTTTTATTATCTTTATTTATATAATATTCAATATTATTTAGAATTTTTTTCTCTTCTTGTAAGAAGATATTGTAATTATTTATTTGGACAATTAAAATTTTAATACTATCAGAATCAAGATTGAATTTCTTTTCTATTTTTTTGAAATAATTAAATAGTTCTAAAAAGTGTATAAAATATTTTCTTGGATTTCTGTCATATACTAATTGTTTTTGTTCTGATATTAATTCATTCCAAATTTCTTCAGCACTTAAGTCATTAGTTGTCATGATAGATATGTCACTAGGTTTAAATTCAGCGAAATTGAAATCAATTTCAAATTCTTTATCAAATTTAGTTATATTTATTAGAAAATTAGTAATCTTATTTTCCATAATACTTTTTTGACTCATAATAAAAATTTCTTTATCATTAGTTTCATAAAATTGTTTAATTATATTAATTTTTTCTTCAATATCATGGATATCAAATTTTTTATATAAAGAATCAAACTCATTCAATGAGGTAATAATACTTTCGATTTGATATTTAAATTCTTCGGTAAATGTTTTGTAAATAAATTCTATAATTTTTTCATTATATCTTATATTGTCATATAATTTTTCATATTCATCTAGTAATTGTATAATATCATTATATTGGTCATTTAATCCAGATTTATTTAATATAAAATCGATGCCTTTTTTTTGTTTTTCATAATTATTATTTTCGAAGAAAGTTCTAATATTATGTAAATATTTAACAAGTTTTGTATTAGTTATATTAAGGTAATTCATAGATTTATCAAATAAATTAGAATCTTCAAAAATTATAAAAAGTTGAGTTTTTAAATGTTTATTACTTTCATTTATAATGTGCTGAGAGAATCTGTGATCATTTTTATATTTTTTTAAAAAATTATGTAAAATATTGGTTAATATAATTTTAGTTCTATTTGAAATATTTTTTGAATCTAAAGTATCCATTTTAAACTATATAATATAGGTATATACAATTTTTCAAAAAATATATAAGGGTTTAAAATAAAATTAAAAAATTATATAGTATTTTTATTTCCTTTAACAAAAATACATATAAATAATAAATTTATAGTAAAATATTAATTAATTATATTAATTAATATATTTTAATAAATATATATTTTCTTTTATTATTATATATAATACAATACAAATGTCTTTCTTAAATAAACTTACAAGTGTCTTTAAACCATCTAATGCATTATGCCTTCTTGTTGGCATTATTCTTGTAATTGCCGCTTTATACATAGCACAAAAAGCTTTTGGTAAAAATCTTACAGATTTTCTTCCAGGATTTCAGAATGAAAATTTTGAAGATTATGAGGATCAAGAATTAGAAAACTTCAACGAATATTATGCCGATGACAAACCAGAAGAAGAAAAAAAAGGTGGTGCCGCAAGAATCCTTGACGCAATTGGTGTTGATATTGGACAATAATTTGATAAAAATAATTTGATAAAAATAATTTGATATAATTTTTTATTTTAGTTAAACATTAACATTAATAAAAATTTATCTTTATTTGACTTTATATTTAAATATCCTTAAAATTTTGTGTATTATTATTTCTGTTTCGCGATTGAAGTTGTTTTTTCCTTAATTTTTTTTGTGCTAGGCGGGATGATTTGCGTAATTGATATCCATCTCCGTTAACGTGTTCTGTTGAGTTGGGTGTATTTACTTTTAATTGTGGAAATTTAAAAGTTTCGTCTTTCTTTTTTTTAAATGTATTTCTACGTTGTTCCATAAATTCTTGTTGTTTTTGAAATTTTATTTGTCTTTTAATAGCATCTTCATTTGATCTTATGTCTTTTCTTCTTTGTTTTTCAATTCTTTCTAATTCTTTTTCATATCTGTATAATTTAATTTTATCCTGAAGGGTTTTAGAATTCATTGATCTAGTTTCAATATCCATATCAATATCCATATCAGTATATTCCTCATCTTCCGGATATTTGAATAAAACTTTTGTAATAATTTTGAATTTTAATTGAGTTTTTGCTAACATTTTCCAAAGATATCCCATTTCTTTATTAATTAATTCATCACTATTTTGTCTAATATTATCGTCTAATATATGATTCCATACATTTCTATTAAGGCATACACAAGCACTTTCTATTAAATTAATATTATTATCAATAAACCAACGTATATTCAATTGTTCAGTCATTTCAGAGTTATTTTCAATCATTAATATGAATAAAAGAATATAATGGCATAATTTTTTAAGAATATCCAAATTAATTTCAGATTGATCACGTTCTTTAATTGTACTCATTATAGAATTAATGATACATTCTCTATAATCATCCATTTTTTCAAATTTATCAAATTTACCAAAATTACTTCTTAATGTATCTATATTCATAAAACAATGTCTTAACAAATCAATAAAAATATCATCAGTTTTATTAATTTTTTCCACATTATGAGAAAGTTGATGAATTTGTTTATATACAGGTGGATAAGAACATTCACATTGTGAACAATAAAATTTGTCTTCTAAATGTTTAGTAATATTTAACAAATCTTGTGGCTTTTTTTTATTTTTATTAGATAAATGATTTACAGAACTAATGATATCATATCCTCTGTGTATTGCCTCTACTTGATATTGAAAGCGTTCTAAATGATAAAATTTATCTAATTGGACATTAAATATAATATCGTATCCCATTTCATGGAATGCTTTATGTAATAAAAATCCTCTAGCTTCATGGTGGCTATTAAATCGTTTATTCCAAAAATATTTTTTATTTTCAATGGTTACGGGGAATAATGATAAATTTGTTCCACCGTAATTTAATTCAAGTATGTCATATTCTATGAAACTTTGATTGGTAATAGAATCTATACATTTTGTGATCCATTTTTTTTGGTATATTTCGAAAATATTTTTATGATAAACTAAAGCAGCACACTTAATTTTTAAATTATTTTTTGTAATAGGTTTGTGCATCTGGTTATAAGTAATATAGATATTATTTGTTACTTTATTAACACACCTTAACTTTAATTATACTTTAAATAAAAAGATATTATCGTTATTATTATATTCTAAACATCCTATACTTAATATTTTACAATTATCTTCATCATATTCAACATACTCTGATTTACTTATAATTCTGTTTTTAACAGCGTTAAATAATTCTTTGCGAAGTGATTCAGAATGTTCTTTAGTTAAATTATGTTTATTTTTTAAAAATTTAACAAATTTATGAATACGATTTAATTTTAATGATTCAGACAATCTTGACCATCTTGTTTTATATATTTGAATATTCGTTTCTTCTAATATTTTTTCTATATCATCGTCGTCAAAATCATCTATCATTTTCCTTCCAGCGGCAATCGCTCGAAAATGTCGTATTCGATCGGCTTTTTTTTGTTTTACAGTATGCTGTGATATATATAGAGGAACATCAAACTTTTTTATTGTAGTTTTTTTTCCTTGTGATTTTAATTTTTCAAGTATTTTTGCTTCTTTTTTTTCTTTTTGGATTGTAAGTTTCTTTTTATTTATATTAATAAAGAAATATCTGTATTTGTCTCTTTTAACAGTTTCTATATGATTAATTTTCTTTAAATTAGTATAAATAGTTTTTAATACATTTACTTCATAATTTAAACTTTTATTATTAAATTTTGATGGTTCAATGTCACTTATATCCATATAATTTATTTCTGTAACAAACATATTTAATTTTTACTTATTATTTAATTATTCTATTTTAAGTTAAATTATTTAATTTCTTTTTTTTTTTTATCCTATATTTATATATACAAACTATGATTAACAATTTTGGTTGGGATTTCGCCGCAGCGAATAGTGACAACAATGCCAAGCTTCACCCAAAATTAGCCTCTCGTAAAGATAGTATTATCCGAAGAGAAGCTCCAAAGTCAAAAGAAATAAAGATTGTACACAAACATGTACATTTAGTTGATGGTAAAAATGTTGGCAAACCACAACAAAAAAAAACTCAAACTGCTCAAGACGACACACAAGCCGCCTTAAAATTAATATCTAATATTAAATCTTCTAATAACGATATTATAAAAATGATTAATAGATTAAAAACCGAAGCAGCAAAGAAGAATCAACTTTTAAAGAAAATTCGTGATGCCACCAATGATGGTGATATTAAACAACAAGTTAAAGAAATAAAACAAAGCAAAACCAAACAAGATCGATCTAAAGCGAATTTAGAAAACCAAGTTAATAAGGGAAAAACTTTAGATAAAAAAGCAAATGATGAATTAATTAAGAAAGTTAATGAATTAACTAATCTTAAATACGCAATTGCCCAACATCAAAAAGCTATTAGAAGTTTACAATCTTCTGTTGTCGCTTTAACCAAAGGACAAAATGCTACAACTAAACAAGTTAAACAGCAACAAAAACCTAATAAAGAATTTGAAGAAGCACAAAATAAAATTACTCAATATAAAAAATTATACCAACATGAAAAGTTAAGATATAATGCTAAGGTTGTTGCATACAATAATTTAAAAAGTACTTGTAGTAAACACCAAGATGCATTAGGTGCAGCAAGAACTGAAATTGCATTAAAAGGAAATAAAAATCAACGAGTAGTAGCAAAGGCAGAATTATCTGCTGAAAAACAAAGCCGAGAACAACAGTTAGTTAACCAAACTAAAAAGGTTCAATCCAAAAAACAAAGATTAGATTCTCTTAGAGTACAACTTGAAAAAATACAATTAAGACTTACAGTACTTGAAGCACAAATTAAAAAACTTGAACAAGTTGAAACTTTTGGAAATAAAAACAGTGAATTACTTATAAAAATGAAACAACAAAGATCCCAACTTGTTGCTGAAGTTCAAAAGATTAAAAATGAAATATTAAAAATGCAAAACTCTCTTGCTGTTGAGATTAAAGAAACTAAAGCTCAACAAGCAAAATTAAGAGAAGTTAAAGTTCAGGAGGCAAAAGTTGAATCCTCAATTACTAAAAAACCAGTTCAAATAAAACCAACTAAAGTTGAAGCACAAGCAGCACAAGCAATTAAACAAGGAACTAAAGCAGTTGCAGTAGGAACACAAGGTAATTCCCAAGGACATGATTGGTTACATACACATTTAGTTGATAGTCATGGATATAAACCAAAACCAAAAAAACATAGACATCAATATGGTCATAAATATAATACTTCAACCGGAGCAGAAGGTTCATATGAATATGATTACACTCATGCTCATAAAAATGATGGAAGTGGTCATATTCATAAAGGTGGTCCAGATTCAGAACCAACTTTACAAGTTGCAAAAATTGCAGAGAGAGTTAAACCAGAAGATGCTAAAGCAGCAACAGAAGTAATCCGACAATCAAAACCAGAAGATGCTAAAAGTGTTGCAGCAGCACTTGAAGTAGCAAAACCGGGAGATGCTAGAGCAGCAGTAGCAGTTTTAGCTAAATCAAAACCAGAAGATACTATAAAAGTAGCATCAGCCTTAATCGCAGCAAAAAAACAAGAAGTAGCTAAAGAAGAAGCAGCAGTAAAAGCAGAAGAGGCAGCAGTTGCGAAAGAAGAATCTGCAGTAAAAGCAGAAGAGGCAGCAATTGCTAAAGAAAAAGTAGCAGTTGCTAAAGAAAAAGCGGCAGCTCAAGCAATTTTAAACGATCCAAAAGCTTCTCCAGCAGAAAAAGCAAAAGCGAAACTAGCATTGGCAAGTGTATTAAAAAAAGAAGAAGCAATAAAAGTAAAAGAAACTAAAGTATTACAAAAGAAAGAAGCAATAAAAGTAAAAGAAACTAAAGTATTACAAAAGAAAGAAGCAATAAAAGCAAAAAAAGCTGAAATAGCAAAAGCAGTTTTAGCTAATACAAATACTTCCGAAGCAGATAAAGCAAAAGCAAGAGCAGCAATCTTAGAAGCTTCCAAAATAGGAAAAGGGTTAAATCCTGAAGAAATCTTAGCAGCAAGAGCAGCAGCATTAAAAGTAGCAGAAGCAGCAAGAGCAGCAGCATTAGGGAAATTTAAAAATGGAACTATAGTTCGTCTTAAATCATCATTTAATAAAATGGTCGCTTTAGATGGCGATGGTAGAAATGTTAAAGCTGGAACTGAAAAAGAACATACCGCACTTGTAATTACTCGTATTGCTTCTATAGCAGATAACGCAATTGCTCTTTACAACAGAGAAACTAAAAGATTTATAAGAGCTCGTAATAATAGAAGAAGAATTGACCAATCTGCTATCAAAACTGAAGATTACATGGCTGTTCCAAAAAATCCTTTACTTGTTTTCTACATTGAACCACAAGCAAATGGTGGAGTTGCTTTCAGAACTCAACATAATACCTATCTTCAAATGGATAAAAGATTAATGGTTCGTCAATCTGGTTTCGTTGAAAAAGGACAACCATTACCAATTAAATGGGAAAGAGAAATTTTCACTCCAATACATCTTGGAAGAATGGTTCAAAAAGTTGATATGACTATGTTTAAAAATGCTGAAATTAGTATTAAAACTAGTAAAGGAACTTACATTGGTGCCCACGAAAATACAGGACATGTTGTTCAACAAGTATCTAATCAAAATGGAATTTGGAAAACTACTCATATTCCACAATTCGGATATAACTGTATTGCTCTTACATCTAAAACAACTAACAGACTTCTTCGTGCTCATAGAAATAAAAGAGAAATTGACCAATCTGGTGTCGCAAGAGATGATGGTTCTATCCCAGAACATTGGGATTGGATTAGATTCTTTGTTGAAAAACAAGATAATGGAAGTTATTCTTTACTTACTCAACATAAAACTTATGTTAATACTCCAGCTGATAGTGTATTTATAATTCAAAAAGAAGCTGGAACAATTGGAGGACAAAGAGATTTAGCTGAACAATATTCTATCGTTTTTGAAACGAAAGCAATAAAAATTGAAATACCAAAAGTTGCTGTTCCAGAAAGCGAAGGTAAAGGAGCATTTAAAGCATTTAAACTTGCTACTGAAGGAAATCCATTTCCATTTATGGAAAAATTCGTAAATGGTGCTGTACTTAGACTTGTAGCTAGTGACGGAACATATGCTAATATAGAAAAAAATGGTAAAATCGGTACATCTAAGGATGAAATTGGTTCTTCTTGGATTGTAAAAACATTAGAAAAAGTAGGAGGAAATGTTATTGCTTTATATAACAAAGATTCTAAAACATTCATTGGTTCTGATACTGATAGAAAAACAATTACTCAAACCGCTAAAGTAAAATCTTATAACAACACTAAAGGTTTGAAAAAATTATTTCGACTTCAAGTTGGAACTGAAGGAAACGGTTTTACTTTTAAAACTAGACAAGGAACTTA